AAGCACAAAATCAACATTCCCACACCTATCATGGCAGGAGTGCGAACTCCACTTCGACAATTTGCTAGCTGTGTTCTTGTTGATGTTGATGACACCCTCGATAGCATCTTTAGCTCTGATATGGCTATTGGCAAATATGTTGCACAAAGGGCGGGCATCGGTATCAACGCAGGCAGAATCCGTGGCATCAACAGTAAAATCCGAGGCGGCGAAGTTCAACACACAGGTGTTATACCATTCCTTAAAAAGTTTGAATCAACTGTCAGGTGCTGTACACAAAATGGAATTCGAGGTGGCTCAGCGACTGTCCACTTCCCAATCTGGCACCAAGAAATAGAAGATATTATTGTTCTTAAGAATAATAAGGGGACAGAAGACAATCGTGTTCGCAAACTAGATTACAGTATCCAAATTAGCAAACTGTTTTATGAGCGTTTCATCTCAAATGGAGAAATTACTCTCTTCAGTCCTCACGACGTTCCTGGTCTTCATGATGCTTTTGGCACTGATAGATTTGATAGTCTATATTTGGATTATGAACGAAATCAGTCTATTCCGAGAAAAACTATTGGAGCTCAAAAGCTCATTTTGGACATCTTAAAAGAAAGAGCAGAGACTGGTCGTATTTACATTATGAATATTGATCACTGCAATTCTCACTCTTCATTTAAGGATAAGATTGAGATGAGTAATCTCTGCCAAGAGATCACTCTGCCCACATATCCAATTCAGCATATTGATGATCCATCAGGAGAGATTGCACTGTGTATTCTTTCTGCTATTAATGTGGGTAAAGTAAAATCTGATGATGAGTTGGAGGAGTTGTGCGATCTATCTGTCAGGTCATTGGAGGAGTTGATCGATTACCAGGAGTATCCTGTAAGGGCCGCAGAAGAGGCTACAAAGGCTCGTAGGTCACTTGGCATAGGTTTTATTGGTTTAGCTCATTATCTTGCTAAGTTGGGTTTCAATTATGATTCTCAAGAAGCTTGGAATGCTGTTCATTTGTTATCAGAATCCTTTCAATTCTTCTTACTCAAAGCATCAAATCAACTAGCCAAAGAGAAGGGTCATTGTACAAACTTTGGACGTACAAAATATTCTGATGGGATCCTACCTATCGATACATACAAGAAAGATGTTGATGAAATTACAAGTATTAAGTATGAGCATGATTGGGAGGATCTTAGGAAATCTATCTTGGAACATGGGCTCAGACACTCTACATTGTCCGCACAGATGCCATCGGAGAGCAGTTCCGTTGTGTCAAACGCAACAAATGGAATTGAGCCACCTAGAGGCTACTTGTCCGTTAAAAAATCAAAGAAGGGGCCTCTTAAGCAAATTGTTCCACAATACTCTACCCTGAAGAATAACTATACACTTCTTTGGGACATGAAAGATAACAGAGGATACATTAATGTAGTCTCTGTTATGCAAAAGTTTTTTGACCAAGCCATATCTGGTAACTGGAGCTACAATCCTGAAAATTATAGTGACAATGAAGTTCCAGTTTCTCAAATGGCATCCGATCTTTTAACTACATATAAGTATGGGTGGAAAACCTCTTACTATCAAAATACATATGACCTTAAGTCAGATGATGGCGAAGAAGAGAAACCATTGTTGAAAGATTTAGTAAACGACATACTACAATCAGAGGAGGGAGAGTGTGAATCCTGTGCAGTTTAAAGTTTCTTCAGAAGATAGTGTTATTACACAAGTTAAAGGCATGACTGTTTTTAACACAGAACAAGTGAATATTAAGAAACAACCAATGTTTCTAGGCAAACCTTTAGGAGTACAAAGATACGATTCATACAAATATCCAGTATTTGATAAACTCACTACTCAACAATTGAGTTATTTCTGGAGACCAGAGGAAGTGTCTCTGCAAAAAGATCGTGGAGATTATCAAACTCTTCGTCCAGAGCAAAAGCATATCTATACTTCTAATTTGAAGTATCAGATTATGCTTGATTCTATTCAAGGACGTGGTCCTGGAATGGCATTTATTCCATATTGCTCTCTTCCCGAGCTAGAGGCTTGTATGGAAGTGTGGGGATTTATGGAAATGATCCATAGCAGATCTTATACTTATGTGATTAAAAACATTTATTCCGACCCATCCGAAGTATTTGATCATATTGTCACTGATCCGCACATCCTAGAGCGAGCTAGGAGTGTTACAGAGGCATATAATGATTTCATTCAGGGTGCTCACCAATATGATAATGGTATCATGTGGGAGCTAGCAGCAGAAGGCCACTATACTGGTCAAACTGAAAGGTATGAATTGAAGAGAAAGCTATATAGAGCAATGGCAAATGTAAATGTTTTAGAAGGTATTCGTTTCTATGTTAGTTTCGCTTGCAGCTTTGCATTTGGTGAACTTAAACTTATGGAAGGATCCGCAAAAATTATCTCGCTTATCGCCAGAGATGAGAACCAGCATCTTGCAATCACGCAAAATGTACTTAATAAATGGAGACAGGGTGATGATCCAGAGATGCAACAGATCATGAAAGAGGAAGAAGATTGGACGTATAGGATGTTTGATCGGGCAGTTAACGAGGAGAAGAGATGGGCAGAGTATCTGTTCAAAGATGGTAGTATGATTGGTCTTAATGACAAATTACTTAAAAAATATGTTGAGTGGATTGCTAACCGTCGATTAAAAGCGATTGGCTTGAGGCCAAAGTATGATATTGCGGCAAAAAATAATCCTCTCCCATGGACACAACACTGGATCTCATCTAAAGGACTTCAGGTAGCACCACAAGAAACGGAGGTAGAAAGCTATGTCGTCGGAGGAATTCGCCAAGATGTTAAAGAAAACACCTTCTCAGGATTTAAGCTTTGAGGAAATATGGGAGGAGATGGATTCTATTGAACCATTAACTCCTATTATTGGAGAATCAAGACCTAACTTGAAAGATGGCCAATTTGGTGCTTAAATAGTATAAGACGCTTGAATTGTAAAATGCCTCGTAATCAGCTTACTAAAGATGAGTTCATTATAAAAATTCTAAAGTTAAAGAAAGACATTGATGAAGAACCGTCAACAGTATGGCAGGGGGAGAAGGATTTTGGTCATAAATACATGAACAAAGTGTTAGATTTGCTCAATGAGTATAGATATTGATTATGAAAATCCTTGGAAATATAATGGTGTGGCTTTTGCTGGGAAGGATATTGGGGATTATTTTGGTTTTGTTTATCTCATCACAAACATACAAAACGGACGGAAATATATTGGTAGAAAGTATTTTTGGTCATTCAGAAAACCGCCAGGAAAAAAAAGAAGAGTAAAAAAAGAATCTGATTGGAGGAAATACTATGGGTCTTGCCCAGAGCTTAAAGAGGATGTTGAAAAATTTGGAAAAGAAAATTTTAGTAGAACCATTCTCTCATTACATAAGACGGCAGGAAGAACTAATTTCGAGGAAACGAGACAGCTCTTTATCAATGGAGTTCTCACAGAATCACTTGACACGGGGCAACCAGCGTTCTACAATAGCAACATCCTCTCAAGGTACTTCCGAAAAGATTACTATGGCAAAGACTGAAGATTTAGTAGATTCTGTTGTTGTTTGGGCAAAGACCCGTATCGATGAAATGGATTGCGTTGATCAAATCTATGATAAGCTTTCTATTGTTGATGAGTTTGACGAGTGGTTGAACATGGATCTAGAAGGTCAGGACATTATTGTTGTTGACAGGATCACAGAGGAGCAGTATAATGATTACGTTGATTACATGAACGATGGAATCAGTTAAGGGGTAGTAGCTCAGTTGGTTAGAGCACCAGCCTGTCACGCTGGGGGTCGAGGGTTCGAGCCCCTTCTATCCCGCCTTTTTTGACTCAGTAGCTCAGCTGGATAGAGCAACTGCCTTCTAAGCAGTCGGTCGTAGGTTCGAATCCTACCTGAGTCGTTCCCCAATAAATATATTTGAGGATAAAGAATTTTTATGGAAATGGTAGAACCGCACTCTACGATTTTGGTATTGAACAGTTCCTATGAACCACTTCAATTTACTAATTGGAAGAGGGCGGTAATTTTGTTATTTAAAGAAAAAGCTACTCTCATCTCTAAGAGAGTTATTCGTCTTGTTAACTATGTTAGAATTCCATTTCTTAGATTTTCTGAAACAACTCCTACAAGAAACATGATATATAAAAGGGATGGTTATTCCTGCCAGTATTGTGGTTCTACAAGAGATTTAACTATCGATCATGTAATACCAAGGAGTCGAGGGGGAAAAGACACCTGGGAAAATTTAGTTGCATGTTGCGATAAGTGCAATGTTGCAAAAGGTAACAAGTATTTGCATGAGACGAATATGAAACTTCGTTCTCAGCCTAAAGCTCCTTTAAGTAAAGTAATGCTAGAACTGGAGCGTACAAAGGTTTCGGAATGGAAAGCATTTACTTTTGGTTAAAACTTGACAAATATATGACAACAGTTTATAATTACCACATTACTGCGGAATTAATTCAGCGGTAGAATGTCAGCCTTCCAAGCTGAACGTCACCGGTTCGAATCCGGTATTCCGCTTGAGGATTTTATCCTCTACTGTCCTATGCTTCTGATTTAAATGAACGCTTCTTATGATTTGAGCTATGATCTTCGTGATGACAATCACAACACCATTTCTCGTGTAAATATGAATTTTGAAAATCCTGATGATGATGTTCTTGTTGACCAACTAAACACTTGGCTTACAGCAATTAAATCTGAAGTACGTGTAACTGCTGAAAGCTGATCACACTTGCCCCTTCATTGGGGGCTTCAATGGCCTGTAGTTCAGCGGTAGAACGCTTGACTGTTAATCAAGTTGTCGCTGGTTCGATCCCAGCCGGGCCAGCTTGCAAGATTAACTCAGTGGTAGAGTGTCTCGTTTACACCGAGGTTGTCGGGGGTTCGAATCCCTCATCTTGCATTCCCAATAGGAGGACCATGAAAAATGATTATCGTAAGATGCAAAGTATGTAATACAGAAATAGTAAGTAATACAAAAACTCAGGTTTGTGGGTGTCAAAATATGATGACAGTCAAAGAAGATAAAGTATCCGCAGTTGACTTAAATGATGTTGTTATGTTAAACTATACAAAGCAAAAGGTTGGTGATCAACTTTCTGCTTCTGATCTTGCTTATCAGGAGGCACGACGACAGCGTAAAGTTCGTCGTCTTGATTTTGAAGAGCGATAAGGAAGAGTGGTCGAGTGGTTTATGGCTCCAGTCTTGAAAACTGGCGAGGGTGCAAGTCCTCCGGAGGTTCGAATCCTCTCTCTTCCGTTACAACTAAATATCTACAAGTAATTAAATTATATGACATTATTCTATCTGCTGGTCTTAATCTTTATTGTATTATTGCTTGCTGGAGGATATGATGCTACTATGAGATTAATTGCTTTTATTGACCTTAATACCAGGTATGCCTTTTTAAACTTTAGATTGTGGATGTTCAAGAAAAAGATTGAAAGGGAACTGGAAAAGGATAGAAAGGAATTTAAATCTCAACAGGAGAAAAATCATGTCTGACAAAGAATTTTCTGATTTTAGATTGGAAAGAAAGCAATGTGAGAAGTGTGAAGCTGTATGGTTAAATGGGAAACATGTATGGGCAACTGGTGCTTCAAGTGAAAATTCTGAAGATGATCTTGCTGGATTAGTTTGCAATAAGTTGGGTGATCATAGATGTATTAATCCTAAGAGGGGATCAGATACTGGAGATACCTGGGAGAAAAGAGCAGGTTTTATTGAAGGAATGATAAAGGGTAGGCAAGATGCTTTTGCTCAAATGAAAAAGGATATTGATATCTAATTTAACTTGAATAAGTAGGTTGACCAATCCTACTTATTCTTGTATAATAATCTCATCGGGATGTAGCTCAGTTTGGTAGAGCACTCGCTTTGGGAGCGAGTGGCCGTAGGTTCGAATCCTATCATCCCGATTGTTTTATCAATTTTTTTTAAATGGAAGAAAACATTGAGTTCCACACAGTAGAATATTGGCAGCAAAACTGGGATGAACTTATGCAAAGGGTTGAAGATGGAGAAGTTCTTGGTATAATAAATGGAGATGGAAATAAAGCTGTTATGGTCCCTGCAGACCACTTTGATGTAATCAAGATGTACACCGATCACAACGAAGCATCGTGATTTTCTGGGGGTCTAGCAATCTGGTGAATGCACCGAACTCATAATTCGGCTAAGGCGAGTTCGATCCTCGCGACCCCCATTGACAGTAAATCTGTCATCCTTTATAATAGTAAAGTCAACATTCATTCAAAATGACACTCGTAGAAAAATTCAAGAAAGATGTAAACCTCTTGCGAGAGGTTGCAAATGGAGAAGTTCACCTTGGCGTAAAAAATCCAAAACTTTATAAAAAAGTTATGCGATATTACCAAGGTGAAGGAGTTGTGTTCTCCGGAGATCCTGAGGATGACTATGAAATTCTAATTGATTACCTTTATGAAGATCTTCAGTCTATTGGAGTTTATTGAAATGAAAATTCCAAATCAAACTCTAGAGCTGTCATTTGATGAAATCAATGCTCTTCTTTGTTATATTGATTATGTAACAGAAGATAATCCTGAAGAATGGTTTTCTAAGGTTCCCGAAGAAGAAAAACAGTATTGGAATAAGGATGCAACTCTTTCCGTATACAAGAAACTTCTTCAATGTAGTAACCACACTCACATGGAGGCATGATGCAAGTTCTTCTTGAGCGTTTCCCTTATCGTTATATTCAAGCTGGCACCTTGGAAATTAATGGAAAACCAGATTGTCGTATTCAGAAGGTGGATTCTTACACCGGACGTTACAAAGACATGTATCTATGTGATAATGAAATGCAGTTAATGACTGCTATGGAAGATCATGATTATACATGTTGGCTTGATCCTGACGGAGTTCCTTGCTATGTAACTGATGATGTAGTTACTGCTCGCGGTCGCGGAGTGACCTGAAACCTGCCCTGGTGGAGTCAAGTACCCTTTTATAAATAAAAACGAATTATGAAACTTAAAATGGACAGCACAAAAACTGAAGTGAAGCTTCAACCCAAACCAGAGATGAAAACTGAATCATCTAGTGAAATTGAAGGTCTCAAGGGAGAAATTCAGAGACTTGTGAGAAAGGTAAAAACTCTTGAGACTAAAGTAAAGTCTCTTGAATCTGCCAAGACAAGTTCTGGATCTACTGCACTTGAAGAGAGAGTTGATCGAATTGTAGAACTCCTTCAGAAAAATCTATCGGGCTCAAAAAATCTTTGAACATGAGGAGAGAGAAATCTCTCCTTTTATTTTATCTTCTATCGTCTAATGAAAACTGTACTATTCGCTGGATATCCTAAATCAGGTAATACTTTAATTGGACACTCTTTTCTTTATGCTGGAAAGGAAGTGGATCCTACCTGGGATTATTGTGATAGATCGCATAAGTGCGACTCCAATTCTCCTTCAAAATTTTATGATGTATATCAAATGCAAAGGATACCTCCTGCAAATCCATTGTTTAAGGAGAGTAGAGTTTGTGTTAAAACTCATCAATGCAATTTGTATTCAGAGAATCTTAGCAATTCCTATTTTGGTGGGGTGAGTGAGGTTATAACAATTGTCAGAAATCCTTTTGATACTCTTCTTAGTGGATTGAACTACTTTAGGGTTCAGTGGGCAGAGTATGGTAGATTGCCTCAAGTATCTGCCATAGCACTTAATAGATTAATGCCCGAGTATAATTACACCCGAGGCAATTTTTTGGAGGATATGAAAATTGATACATTGAGGGAGAAAACTCATCTTGACGATGTTTTATATCGATTTGCATCTAGTGGCACAGTATTTTATAATTTCTATGTAACTTCTGGACCTTGGTGCAATTTTGCTAGAAGCTATGATTCTGCAGAGGTTCCTGTTTTAAGCATTAAGTATGAGGACTTGGTTGATAATCAAGAGTCAACTTCAAATATAATTTCTGACTTCTTACAGGTTGATCGTAAACCTGTTTTAGCAGGGTTCAAAAAACAAGAAGAGTTTGCTAAATCTAAAAAGAAGAGCGGTGATAATTTTTACTCGAAGATGAAAACTGGATACTGGAAAAATTATTTTTCTAAAAAAGCATGTAAGGAATTTATTGATATGTATCATCGTCCAATGACGGAAATGGGCTATTGTGATATAATTGAAGAAGTATTTGATATTTAAATGGAAATAAAAGATATACAACCTTTCGTTTTCAATTGGAAGAATAAATTTGAGAAGACGTGTGTCATAGAAGATCAGTTAAAAGAAATCTTTGATGATGTTCTTGTTATCAATAGTGATGATAATAATACTCGTGAAGGATGGATTGATCTTGGTGATGAAGCATACTTTACATCTCAGTTTCGTAAAGCACTAGAACTATTTCAAGATAATAAGAAAGTTTTAATGCATTGCCAGGGTGATACTGTATTTGATAATTACAATGCTCTTGTGAATGATGCTATACATTACTTTGATAGTTATGATTGGGGTGTATATGCTCCAGATATTACTAACATCTGGTATACTCCAGAAAATACTGATATTAATGGCATTATTTCTAATGATCCTAATATAAAAATGGTGGCATGTACTGATGAAACAGTATGGTTTATTCATAGAGACATTATTGATGAGTATTATTCTCGCAATTTGGATTCATTTATGACCCATGAGCAAATGAAAATGGGTTGGGGATGGGATCTAGTCATGAATGGGATATCTTTCTTAAAGAAACGTCCTGTAATACGGGATTATAATCATGTTGTAGAACATGATAAAGGAACCGCATATAATAAAACATCTGCGGCTCAAGAGATGAGAAAATTATGGGAAAATCTTCCAGAAGATTTGAGAGTTGTTTTATCTTTTATGAAAAGTGATAGAGAAAAACTTGTAAATTATTTTCTATGATGACTAAGAACAAACTAGAGGGGTTTCCCAAGGTTTATTGGATAAATCTTGATTCTGATACTAACCGTCGCAAATATATGGAGGATCAATTTTCTTATTGGGAAATTGATAATCATGTCCGTATTTCTGCATTTGATGGTAAGTCTGGAAATGTTCAACGGTTCTTGAGTGGAAGATATCCAGAAAATTTATCTATGAGTGAGCTCGGTTGTTGCATGAGTCATCTCAAGGCAGTGAAAGACTTTTATGAAAATACTGATGATGAGTATTGTATGATTGTTGAAGATGATGTAGATTTCAGTATTGCGAAGACATGGAAGTTTTGCTGGCAAGATGTAGTTGATAATCTTCCTTTGTACTGGGATTGTATGCAGTTAACAACTATATGCACTGGTGATATTCATGTAAGATTACATCTGAAGTTTATTAATGATTTCTCTGCAGCAGTGTATTTAATTACAAGGAACCATGCTGCTAAAATTATTAAGCATCATATTAGGGGCGATAAGTATAAATTGGATAATGGTGTAAAGCCTAGGGCAGTATCTGAAGATTTGATTTTAGAATCTGGAAAAACATTTACATTTCCAATATTTTTGTATAATATAAAGTTTCGGTCAAATATACACCAAGATCATGTTAACGCCTTTCACAGGGGCTCTCATGATGCTCTGACGAAGTTCTGGGAAGAGCATGGTCCATATATTGATGTTAAAGATTACATGGATTATAATCCTTATTTGTACCGGGTTTCCGAAAATTCTTGATGAAGTGCTTGACAAAACATAAGTAAGCAATTATACTATCCCCTGTAGACAACCTCCGCAACTATTTGAGTAAGTCTAATTTCTTTTTATCTAGTGAGGTATTTTAAATGTTCAAATCTCTAATCGCAGCATCTGCTGCTCTTTCTCTGTCCGCTGGCGCTGCTGTTGCTGGACCCTACATCAATGTGGAAGCGAATGCTGCATATCCTGATGGCGAGTACATCGGTGCAGTTACAGATTTTCACCTGGGATTCGAAGGCACTGCTGGAGATGATGTTGGTTTCTATGTTCAAGGCGGCCCTTCATTTATTCATAGTGAAGCAGCTGATGACACCGAAACCGAACTGTCTGGTAAGATTGGCGTAACTTACGCCGCTACTGATTCCCTGGGTCTCTACGGTGAACTTGCGGGTATCACCAACGGTGAAGACAAGGATGGTGATGAGATCCTTGATTGGGGCGGTAAGCTTGGGGTAAAATTTGATTTTTGATATGAAGTGTATTGAGGGGTTGACACCCCTCTTTTTTTGTCATATAATTTGGTGAGCTATGGATCAAAAAGTGTTTTTTCGTTTAGCGATCTTGTTAGGATCAATGACATTAGTGTCATGTGCCAATAAGATCACTGCTACTCAAGAGGAGGCTTCTCAACAGATGCCAATAAGTCTCTCTGCAGAGACATACTCTCCCAGATGGAGGTGTAATGGTTGCTCCAGTTCGGAGAAGTTTGTATTGAGAAAGATACAAGAAGAAACTAATATAAAGAGTAGAAATTCACTTGCTGTAATCTTGGGAAATATTAAGCAAGAAAGTGGATTTAATGCAAATATTTGTGAGGGTGGAACAAGAGTTACTTACGAAAATTGTAAGAAAGGTGGTTATGGAATTGTTCAGTGGACAACTCCCAGTAGGTACTTTGGGTTAGGCGAATACGCTCAAAAAAATAATTGTGATCCAAGTTCACTAGAATGTCAGGTTGGTTATATGATTGTTGAGCCAGTATTTTTAAAAAATCTGACGAGGTTCGAACGATTGGTTGGTAACAATGATTATTTTATGGGAGTAGCATATAGTTGGCTGGGGTGGGGAATTGAAGGAAATAGATCTAAATATGCTTACGGATACTACACCAAACTTGAGAGGTATTGAAATGGACAACAAACAGCACAAAACTGTCCCAGCTCCCAGAGTTCTTTCTGATGATCCTTGGTTTGGTCCAGCAGTCATTTCTGATGAAGCAAAGGACTATCTTGTTCAAAAATTTGAAAATGATATGGCACGGACTTATGATGAAAATGGAAACACTAAAGAGCCCGACAATATTCATGAGTTGATGTACGAAATGTATTCAGATGGAATGACTGCTCAGCAACTTCCTTGGGCATCAATTCAAAAGAATACACCACCACTGTGGCAATCTGGAACTGGTATGGGACAATTTCGTAATGAAACTAATTAAATTTAATCATAAAGAAGATTACGGACACGATTGGTATGTCCGACTATTATTCACCAAACGATGGGCACTCTTTCAAGGATGTATATCATGGTGTGAGTATTCTGGATGGCCTATTCTACAAATCCAATTTGGTATGAATGGGTTGATTTCTATCTTATTTCAAGCATATAAGTTTGGTATTTCTATTAGTTTATTTGAATGCACTTGGAAATTATGACTGAAGATTGGAGGTACACAGATGAACGCCTTGCAATTCGTGGAAAGGCGTTATCGATTTTGTTAAAGTGTTACGGTAGCGACTTAAATTCTAGTCGCTTGTCTAAATACAAGAGTCAAGCAATTTATGAGTGTGCCCATGATTGGGTATCTCAAGGTAATAATGATTGTGATGGGATTTTAGATTATTTCAAGAACAATTATTACGCAGAACAATGAAAATTCTATTCAATGTGCTGTCTCTTGCATCTTTCATAATGTCAGCTTCTATTCTTGGTGGAGGACTTTACGTCTATCTCAATAGAGCTGCTCTTATGGATATGGCAAAAGAGAAAGCAACGGAAATGGTTACAGAAATGATATCCGATTCAGTCACAGGAGCTGTTGAGGGTGCAATCCCAGAATTGCCTAGTGTAACTGGACCTGCATTACCATTATTATGATTAAATATATACTTGCGGGATTACTTTTTGGTGCAGCTCATGGTATGACTGTGCCAGTAAAAGCAGAAGAAAATTTAACAAAAGGATATCATACATACGACTCTCTGGGGTGTATGTTAGTGAGGGAGTGTACAAGGGATGTTCACGAAATTAAAAATATTTCTGATGTGCAGAAGTTCCATCCAAACTCTGATTATAGTATTATTGCTGATGAGTTTGACAGGATGCTGTCCTCTCTCACCAAAATCGGAGTTAAAGTGTTTTTAGGACATCCTAGATATTTCCCAATGGGGCATCGGGGTGTGTATCATACAGTAGGTAATAACTTTTTTCTGAATACTGTTCATATGGGTAGGGCAGGAAATTTGATGTCAGTAGTCAGACATGAAGGATGGCATGCAGCTCAAGATTGTATGGCAGGAACAATTGAAAATAGTACTGTAGCAATCATACTTCCTACAGAATCTGTGCCAAGAATTTGGCAAGAAATCGTAGAACAGACATATCCTGCACATGCAGTTCCTTGGGAAGCAGAAGCAACATGGGCAGGCAAAACTGCCGGAATGACCGAAAAAGCACTAGCTGCATGCGCAAATGGACCTATGTGGGAGGTATATCCACCTACTCCATTGACCAAAAAGTGGTTGGTTGAGAGTGGATATATTCTAAATAATTGAGCATTATGTCCATGTGAGATCAGCCAAGAAGAATTCTTGATTTTATCAATCTTTGTCTTTTATTACTAAATTTTTCATTGGGTATCAATTCAATCGTATGTCTAATTTAACAAGGGATGTTCTTGTCAAAAACATTGTTGCTACTGAACTCAGTGGTATCAATGGGCAAGAGTACATATCGGCTTTAAAGAGTACATATCATAAATGGGAACACGTCTCAAGTGAAGAACTCTGTGATCGTTACAACAAAATACATTCTACAAATATAACTGTGGATTGTTTGGTCCCATAGCAAGACTAAAATGGAAAAGAAAGTAGGGGAAGAGGAGAAGAAGGGTCTCCTCGAAAAACTTAAAGAGGGGATGGATGACAAGGAAGAGCAACTCGCTATTCTCTCTACATTTGTCCGTCTAGGTATTCTGGTTTGGAGTGGAGGAATACTTACACTGGCATATATTAAATTACCACCTGCATTAGGAATTCCAGAACAGAAGCTGGATCCGACCTTCATAGCCAGCGTGTTTACCGGAGTCCTGAGTACTTTTGGGGTCCAGACAGCGAAGAAAGTTAATGGTAATGGTGGAGGCGGTGGTGTAACTAAAGCAGACATGGAGAAACTTATTCAAGCTGCTTCTCAGACTGCACCATCGCAGACAATACGCATAGAACAGGCACCAATAAAATTTGAAACTAAAGATGGAGAGCCTCCTGTGAATCCATCATTTAAGTAAGTCAGGAACTGAAAACTATTCATAATTTGCATCAAATATTGAGACTAGATACTGTAGTTGTATGACTATTATGAAGTTTTTATTTGCATTAATTGCTACACTATTTCTTGCTACTCCTGTGTTTGCCGCAGATGTGGTAATGGGTGCTAGCGGAAATCTTATATTTGAACCTTCAGAGGTTACTATCTCTGCTGGTGATACTGTTCATTTTATTAACAATATGCTTCCGCCACACAATGTGGTTGTGGAAGATCATCCAGAGTTAAGTCATGATGCCCTGGTAATGTTACCGGGTGAAGACTTTGAGATTGCATTTTCTGAAGCTGGTGATTATAATTTTTGGTGTGCCCCACATAAAGGTGCAGGCATGACTGGAACAATTCATGTTGAGTGATCTGAAAATGTTATTCCTAAAGACAGTTTTAATTTATGGACCCATTGTATACTTAATAATATGGGGTTTAAATAACGCATACTAGAGGTAAAATGAAAAAACTTAATAGTATTGTCTTAAACATCACCGTTGCAATTTTAGATTTTCTTTATGAGGGACGTGACTTTCAGCGTTTTTGGGTACTTGAGGAAATTGCTCGGGCACCTTATTTTGCTTTCTTAAGCGTCTTGCACTTTCGAGAATCTATGGGACTTCGTGGTCCCGAACATCTATACTTGATGAAACAGCACTTCGAGCAGTCAGTCAATGAAACAGAGCATCTGGAATATATGGAAAGCAGGGGCGGCAGTGCTTATTTTATCGATCGTTTTGTTGCCAAGCATCTCGTCCTTGTCTATTATTGGGTTAACGTGGTTTATTATTGGATATCTCCTCGCAATGCTTACCATCTCTCTTACGAAGTAGAGATCCATGCAGCAGAAACTTATGGAAAGTATCTTGCTTATAATGGTCCTGATGAAAAAATCCTTGAAATTTTAAACGACGAATTGCATCATTCAAAAGAGCTGCATGATGCGATAAAACTGATTGATCCTGATCCCCTAACTAATAGGGAAAAGGAACTAGAAGTATGATAAAATGAAGTTACCTAATCTGAAATTCCCGTTTAACGAAAAGATGGAAGAAACCAATGTCGAGTATGTGACTAAGGAAGAAGCACAAGCGATGATTGATGCTGCGATTACACAGCATAATCGTAATGCATCAATTATTAGTATGTGTCTTGGGATTATTTTTCTTGCCCTCTTTGCTGAGGGTTTTTTCCGAGTTGTGGGAATGATTCCACCATTCATGGGAATTGATGTTAGTGTTGTTCAAACTATTATAGATAATATAAAAGAAGAGCTAATAAAATCTCTATCATGACTATTCAGATTGTAGAAATTGTTGGTATCTTCTTGGCAATTATTTTTGCAATTACTATGTATTATCATGGATATATGATCCTCCATGAGAGGGGTGGTTATAAACAAAATGATCACAATCGTGATATTGCAAGAATGCGAAAAAGAATTGAAGAATTAATAAGGGATGACGAAAATGATTAAGTTTGATAAGCATCAATATAAAATTATGATTGAAGCTATTGAAAAGGTTCAATCAAATTACTATGTTGGCGATAAGATGTACAATGAGTATGAAGAAATTTTAACTGAGCTTCGTACAAAAACAATGACTGCCATGGATTGGGAATAATGGCAAAGACCCCAGAAGAGAAGGAAAAGGAAAGGAAAAAGAGGGCGGAAGAGATCAGTAAAATGATTCATCCGCATGATGATGATCCAGATCCAACTGCACATATGGGAAATTATAATTTTCCACAGATGCTATTTGCTTTCTGTCTGGGGTTCGTGTGTATGTTTGTCTTGGCAGTCGATACTGTAAACGATTTTAAGGGGTGTCCACTCCCCGAATATTTTCAAAATGAGGTAAAAGGATGAAAGTAGGAATTATTGGATTGGGACGAATGGGCGAGGGAATGTCTCGTCGAATGTTAAAGGAGGGAATTGAAACCTATGGATACAGAAGAAACTTTGCCAAAGCATGCGAAGCAGCAGACAGTGGGTATATTACTGCAGCTGCAGATTCTTTGGAAAGCCTTGTTCAAGTAGTAAAATCTGACGGGGTTCCAGGAATATTCCAACTCGTCATTCCAGCAGAATTAGTTGAGGAGACTATTAATGACTTATTACCACTACTTGGTCCTGGAGATATTGTTATCGATCATGGCAATAGCAATTTTAAGGACTCAAGGGAAAGAGCGCAACGTCTGGCAGAGATGGGCATCGAATATATTGACTGCGGTACTTCTGGTGGTGTTTATGGTTTGGAGCGTGGATACTGTCTTATGGTTGGTGGTACAAATTGCGCAGTATCCACTTGCTCTCCAATCTTTAGGGCACTCGCACCAGGTATCGGGGCCGCTGACAGAACTGACCCTCTCTCAGGAGCAACCTCTGCTGAGTATGGTTGGCTCCATTGTGGCGGACCTGGGGCAGGCCATTTCGTAAAGATGGTTCACAACGGAGTTGAATATGGGATCATGCAAGCATACGCAGAAGGATTTAATATCCTGCATGAAGCAAATGCTGGGAGTAAGTATGTCAAGGAGGGTGATGCTGAGGTGGCTCCTATGGAAAATCCGGAAGATTATTGCTATGATATTGACTGTGCTGAAGTGGCTGAGTTATGGCGTCGTGGTAGTGTGGTTGGGTCTTGGTTGCTTGATCTTACCGCTGATGTACTACGCAGCGATCGAGAGCTTAGCAAGTTCGGTGGGGGAGTTAGCGATAGTGGTGAGGGCCGTTGGACTGTCCACGCTGCTGTGGATCTTGGTGTTCCCTCACCTGTTATCTCTGCAGCATTATTTGAACGGTTTAACTCAAGAAGACTCGGAGAATT